CGATGCCATGACAATGCCCGTTGTGAAAGCATGTGGGCGCGTCTAAAGACAGAATTATTGTATGACCGATACAACAGTGAAAACCTGACTGTATCCGAACTGCAGTCTCTAATCTGGAGATACTTTATCAGTTATTGGAACAATCGGAGGATTTGCACCACCAATGGTGGTCTTCCTCCCATGCTCAAGCGACAGAGATACTATGATTCTCTGCGTATAGCAGCATAGTCCATGATGTCCTTGAGAAAAATGTGTCAACCAATCTTGACAACATCATATGCAGCTTTCTCACTGAAGCCAAATGCCTTTGCCATAGCTCCAAAAGTACCGGTAAACCGCTTTGCCATGGTCTCAGACAATCCAAACTGAGTGGCTGCATTCTGGGCAAACTTATCTACCTGTTTGCTCATCTGGGAAAATGTAACATCAACTACGTTCTGGACTTCTGCCAGATCAGAGCCTAATTCTATACAGGACTTTCCAAAGTCAAATACTTTTTTGACTGCAAAAGCAGCTGCAAGTGCTTTGCCAGCTTTTTTTGCCAGATTCTGTATCCCCAGCATCTGACTGTCAAACTCATTTTTATTTACTACCAGATCAAGCCCGATCTGGCCTACGCTGTCTGCTGCCATATATATCACCTGCCCTTTTCGTTAAGACAGGCACATCGGCACAGCGTCTTAGATCTTTAACTCAAATATTTTCCTGCATTCCTTATTTTTGCATTTAAAAAAGATGCCCTTGCATTTGGCATCTTCTGACTTCATGGCATTGACCGGATGCCCGCAATACGGGCACCGGACTTTTTCATGCTTTACTTTTTCAATTTCAACCACCTCCGCATAATGCAGCGAACATCCTTTCCAGACCTTCCATTTCCCTGTCATAAGCCTCCGGAGTCATCTGCTCCATCTGATGTTTACGCCAGCTGTCATGGATCCTTCGCTGATCAGTGGTAAAATGTTTGATCACATTATCATCTGTTTCAGAACGTATCGCTACCACCCGGCCCAGGGGAGTTTCCGGTCCAAGTCCGGCCAGCAGGGAACGGAACTCATCCCAGCTGACCGTTTCAAACTCTTTCGTCCTTATACGCAACCCGTACTGCGTCATGAAACTGGAAATGATCAGGTCCCAGTCTTCAAACAGGTCGTAGTACGGGTCAGCGCTCTCCCTGGCCTGTGATATCTCCTGTGATCAACTTTATGGCCTCCTGAATGACAGTCATCCAATCTGGAACCAGCAGTTTCAACGAATCAATTACCTTTCTGGATTTTTCTGGAAATACCAGTTCGTATAATTCATTCATATTTTCTTCTGAAGTTCCACCATTTCTTGTAACATTAATTACTTTCATCATGGTAGGAGCATCTGCATTTACCTCCAGTTTTTCTCCATTGATCATCAGGCATGGATTCCCATCAAATGTAAGCTTATCTGTAATATCTACTACTTTAGCCATTGCTCATTGTCTCCTTTTACGCTGCCACTACCGGTGTATAGGTTGGTTTTCCATAACAGGTAACCTCAAACTCCAGGGCATTGATATTCGTTGTATCACCGCCTCCTGGGGTAGTCACATTTACTACTACATCACAAGCCAGCTTAGCCCCGGATGTCATGGTCCACTCAAACTTGGTCATTACATCCTGGCCAAATTTCCATGCAAGGCCTGCGATATAATCATTTCCGGCATCACCTACGGAACGCTTTCCCTTAAAAGCAAAGCTGAGTTTTTTGCCAGTCATAGCAGATTTGGCCCAGCCTTCTGCGTCCATGGCATACCATTCTTCTGTGGTACCGTCAATGGTTGGCGCAAAGTTCTCCAGATCCGCAGGCATTACCATATCGCCGTCCACGCTGTCCATACCCTTTGTACCAAATTTAAACACGTTATTGTGTACAGGATATACTTTTCCTCCTACTTCACTCATTACACATTCCTCACTTTCTCTGATAGATAAGATCCAGCCAGATCACATATTCATACACCCCATTATCATCCGTTCCTACGTCCTGAGGTTCAGGAACCATTAAACGCAGATAATTAATGTGGGTATCTCCTATGTCCAGACTGGATATGCTTCTAAGTTTCTCAAATAGTTGATAAGCAGCTTCTTCACTTTCCGGTTTGTCCCTGTTCCAATGGACCAGAAGAGAGAGCGGCTTTGTATCATAGGTAGTGTATTCCAGGCCACCTAAAGCAATATTGGGTGGTCCGGATCCACTTCGGTTATAAATACCTATGGATTTCTGCTGTTTATTATCCAGCTTGCCGATATAAACATGGCTCTCTTCTGCAATTCCAAGAGAAATGATCCAATCCTGTATGTCCGTTAACCGCAGCATCATACGCCACCCGCCTTTTTATAAAACTTCTTAAAAGCTTCCTTGCAAAAACCGGAGCTGACACCTCCCGGAAGCCATGGCTCAAACCATTTACCGCCTGCAAAAGGATTTTCATACTTCTGGAACTGATATTCCGGATGGTAATACAGCCGCCTTGCATATGGCGTGCTGGATACCAGGCTTACTTTTCCGCTAGAAGCTTCACTGGTGTCCACGAAGGTGCTTTCATTCTGCAGGTTCCCAGTATCAAACGGCATGCCCTGTGCCTGTACCACTTCCGTATGCAGCGCTTCCGCCGTCTGCTCCAAAGCAACTACTGCTGCACGGGTCAGTTGGCTGATACGGGGCATGTTCAGCTTTATAGTTGACTTTACCTGCATCAGATCACCTCCAGACTGCAGTAATTTACCGTACCGTCCGGATTCCTGTTCTTGCATCCCTGCTCGATCCGGCGTTCTTCACCAAATACCGTTACTGTTCCGCCACTTAAAGACGGCATATCCGGCGCGATGTCTCCTGTAAAAAGCGCAGTACCAGTGATCTGCACCAGCTTCTTTTCCGCTGTCAGAATGGTCTTGGCTTTATCCTGGAAATTACACATCAGATCCGCATCCAGGCTGTACTTCGGCCTTCCCTTATTATCCAGTTCTTCCGATTCCAGATGAACATGCACAGGCGTCTTACAGAGCCGCTTTGGCACTAAACATGGATATTTCATAGTCTCACCTCGCTAAACGGCAGCAAAGGCCCGTCTGGCACAGCATAGCGTATACATCGCGCTTCATGGCAACACCTTTATCTGTAAACACGTTCCAGGAATTACCAAACTGCATGGACACACCGTTGATGCTGTAGCTCTGCAAAACCGTGTTGATCTCATCTGCATTTTCTGTCTCAAAGTCAGCCTGCTGGCAGACCACTTCCCGGATCAGGTCCTGCTGAAATGGTGTCAGGTTAGAAAATCCCTGACCTACGATACGGTTGTAAGTCAGGGAATCAATATGGCGGCTGGCCTGGCGGAGAGCCTTTTTAAGCTCATCCGTTGGCACAGCACTGCCTTCATATTCGGTCTGGTAATATTCCGGTGTTACATACGGCTCATAAGCCATAAGACCACCTCCGATCAGGCTCCGGTATACTCTGCAGTATCCACATCTACGTAGATGCTGTCTACCTTACCATCACGTCCATTCGGGAATACAAACACATCAGACAGGGAACGGTTCTGATACAGGTATCCGTCACCCTCTGTATGTGCTCCTGGTTCAAAGTAGTAGATGCTGGAGATCTTCGGAACGATCTTGCAGGTCTGACCGCACGCTACCAAAACATTGATCCTGTGCGCTCCTGTTACAGCAGCTACATGGTTTTCGGTATCCTCTGTCACCTTTTTCAGTGGTGCAAAACCGCCGTTTTCCGGCTCCCAGTCAAAGGCGTCATAGAAGCGCTCATCATCCACCACTTCCATGATCGGCACACCGTCAATATCGGTTACACGGGTCTCAATTCCCATGCCGCCCTCTGCGACCTGGGTCATCTCGATCTTACGTGTAAATTCGGTAGACTGCTCCAGGGCATCCATAATGGCACTGGATACATACATCATCAACGTACCATTTGCTTTGTATCTTCTCAGCTTGCCCTTCGCCAGGATATCCTTCAGCATTCCGAATACTTTTGCCTTGGTATAGGTAGCAGCTGCTGTAGCACTATGGTATCCCTCTGCCTTCTGTGCTACCTGCGCTACCTTTGCAAAGAACAGCGCATCTGTTTCCGGAACGACCTGTGTCTGCTCAAAGGTGCGGGAAATGTTCTGGATGGATGCCGTTGCATTGGTCTCATCCACATCTGCCTTATCCACCAGGAAAGAAATGTCACGGTCATGGGTAAGGGTAAACGGTACATCCTTCTGGGTATAATCGCCCTTATTCCACCCACCATTTCTGTTGTGATTTTTATATCCGGAAGTAGACATCTGGGTAAAGTGGAATGTCTTGGCATCTAACCACTTTACATTACTTGTTACAAAGGGAGAAGTTAAAGTCCCCTGCATGAGGATCTCTAATAATTCAGGCTCCCATACCTGTGCATAGTTTAAATTTGGCATATGATCACCTTGTCCTTTCTTAAATCATTTGTTAGTTGTTCCAACGGTTCCAGCGTTTAGCCGGGACACCTGTCTGCTGGGTCTGTGTTGCCTGCTGTGCCTGACCCGCACCGGCATTCCCTCTTGCAGCTCCTACCTGTACAAAACCAGTAGTACCCGCGGCCTGTGGCTTCAATCCCGGAACGTCTTCCAGGACTTTATTCAGGGCTGCTTTTAAATTCTCTTCATTGATCTTTCCGTCCTGTCCTACTGTCTGACTGAGATCTGCCATTTTGAGGATGTATGGAATTGTCTTGGCATCAATACCCAGGCTTACTGCAGCAAGTATAGCAGCGTTCTGTATCTGTGCCTGTTTGGCTGCCTCCTGTGCCTGTGTCAGCTGGATCTGCATAGCTCCCACATCTGGAGTATTGGCGGCTTTCTGCTGCTTAAAAGCTGCGATCGCCTGCTCTACTTCCTGTTGGGAAAGTCCCTGCTGTTTAAAATAGGCTTTCAGTGCGGTATCTTCCTTGGCTGCCAGTGTTCCATCAAGCATCTGTTGGATCTTGCCATAGTCAATAGCTGGTGTTGATGCCTGCTGGGAATTCTGGTTCTGCTGTGTAGTCTGCCCACTACCGTCTCCTGTGCCCTGCTGATTCTGCTGTGCCTGGTTCTGATTTGTTTCTGCCATGTTAATAGTCTCCTTTCCATTTTGGGAGTGTCACTCCTGTTACTGATCCATTCTCATCGGTGTCACCGGCCGCGCAGAGTTTAATGCCATGCTCGCGTTTGGGCATAAAAATAACACCCAGGGCTTTCCTGCGTGCTTACTGCTCAATCTTATTACATTTGGTACAACGTCTTACATAACCGCCATACGGACCGGAAGCCCGGCTCCAATGCTTGCGGTAGTGGTGGCAGCATTCTTTCTTTTTGAAGAACATCTGCCTGATCCACGATATAAGCCCCATACGATCACCTTCTTTCATTTGCGACGTCGCAATTATTCTTAAAAATGGGTACAAAAATACCACCGGCCTACTGACTGGTGGTATTTACTGACCTTGTTCCCAAGCCCAATTCTTCACTTTTTTAAACGCTTCTACAGCTTCCTGTGGAACACCTTCAAGCTCGCCATCATGAATACATTTTGCATACGGCTTATAAGTTTCCATCGCCTTTTGAATCTCCTCCGGATACTTGCGAATTACCATGTTTCTTCCCTCTTCGATGTTTTACCATATATTCAGCTTCAACTTCATCATACCTATCAATCCAGAACATTTGATCTGCGTAACTACTTATGTCGCTTACATTGTACTCCGTGATACCTGCTCTGTCAATTGTCTTCTTTGCTTCTTTACAAGCATTCTCTATATACTTACCATAGTTTTCTCTTGTAATTTCACCGTATCGTTTTCTAAAATTTTCAGCCTGCTTCATATGCCACATCTCATGAAATTCAACATTTCCTTGATCTTTAATCACTTTACTGTCTGCAATCTGAGGGATATAGAAAACTACATTTTGTATGGCGTCATACTTCCCATACGCTGTAGGCATTTCATCTGGCGAAACTATAATAATTTTAGGCCTTCTCTCCAGCGAAACTTCCCACTCTTTTAAAGCCTGCTCCGTTCTCTGATTCAATGTATGTAACGCACGAGGTTTTATATTCGTCTGATTGGAAATGTAAATCTCTGAATAGCTTTCAACTCGCTTAATGTTTATTTTCTGCTGCTGTTTAATAAATATTGTTGATGCTTCACCTCTGGTAACTGGTCTGTACGCCTGGTCTTTCCACTCTTCCGCTTTTATCTGGTATTCTTTTTGATTCTCCTTATCCAGCGAATACTCTGCCAGTCTCCCATACTTTTCCACCTGGCGCTCTGCATACTGTTGCCTGGCTTCCTGCTGGTTCTGAAGTCCAATCTCTTCCAGATCTTCTTTAGTCCAGGTATCATCTGCGGTAGAAATACCAGGGAAATATGTAGTATGGCTGTCCTTGCATCTTGGATGATAAAGCCCTTTGCTGATTGCATAACTCATCAGCGGATATTTCTTCCCAGTCTCCGGATCCACGCCGTCCTTGCTACCACCGCTCCACACATCATCGATCAGGACCTTACCAACAAAAGGAAGGCACTTAGGACACGGGTTTCCACGCTTGGCCATGATAACTGTTGTAACTCCCCACTCCTGACGTTTTTCGCCCTCTCCCTGCAGGTAAGCTCTTTTACTGGCTGTCCGGATCGCCATATCTGCATAGTCTGAAAGCGTATGTCTGGCACCGTTGGCATACTCCACGCAGTTAAGACCACGGGACAGCATATCTTTGGTAGCCATGTCCACAGCCTTTTCATAGGTCCCGGCACCTGTATTGGCATATACCTGGGCATTGAAGATCGCTTTTCGGTAATCATCGTTAGCCTTGCGAAGCACCGCTGTTTCCACTTTCTCCATATCGTCTCTGGTGGCTTTGATCAGCACTTCCAGTTTACGGTCATTCAGCTTAAAAAACTCTGCCGTAGCTCCCGAGCCAGTTTTCTTAGCCCCCTTAAAGCCTTTCTTAATCGCCTGAAGTATACGCCTTTCCTGCTGCATACCGCCTTTTGACCGTGACATCCGGATCAGACTGTCAATCTGGTCATTAATACTTTTAAACTGCTTGCTGTATTTCTTCTGGTTACGGACTTTGTACTTTTCCAGGGCTTTTAGCTGCTCTGTCTGCCACATAGACCAGTTATAACCTTCTTTGGTTTCCTCTGCCCGATGCCGATCCATATTCCGGATCATAGAAGCTATCAGCTCATCCTCTATCTTCTGGAAAGCTGCAGCAAGATCATATTCATTCTTCCTTGGCATCAGTATTCACCCGTTTCTGAATATTAGCTGCAATCCTTGCACAGCGCTTTCTGTTTATGCAACGGATATTATTCTGGCAGTTGGGTGCTCTCATAACGCAGCTATACTCGATTTTCTCTAACTCCGGTTCAAAATCCGGACAGTATGCGCAAAAGTCCTGCAATAATAACGTAAATCCTGGAATATCCATACTACTATCTCCTGTTCGCATATACCTTATAGCCTTGTGCCTTAAAGTTACGGGTAAGATCTTTAAGCTGAGTCATGCTGCTACAACGGTCCACCCTTAATTCTGCATAGCCTTTTTTCTCAATCGCATATATTCCAAAAGGTACCTGCTCACTGGCTATTTCCAGCAGCCCCTGATACTCCTTCTGGCTCATTCGGTAAACCCGGTTCATTACCTTCACCTGCATTGCCTTCACCCCCAAGATTGACATTAAAAAGCCCGGCAGCCATATTGACTCCCGGTTCTTCTACCTCTGTAATACCCTGTTCTGCTTTCAGACGTGCTATTTCTTCCTGTTTCCACTGATCATCCCTGGAATCTCCATACAGTTCTTCCACTTGGGCTTCCACACTCATCAGTGCGACGCCAGGCCGCGCTTTTGCCATTGTCTCAACCTGACTTTCAAAAGAAGGATTTGCGTACTCACCGAACGGAATATCCACCTTTACCTCTTCAATTGGATTTTTTAAGAGAATATTGTAGGCATTAATGGCAGCACTGACCAGTTTCGGAAGCTTCTCCTGCAAGGCTTCCACGATAGCATTCCTGGTGTAAAGAGTTGTCTTTTCCTTCTCTCGCTGTGCTTCTGCATTATCCAGCTTCTTAACATCAATTCCCAGTGTACTTGGGCTGATGATTCCCTGCAGGCAGAGATCCAATGCGGTCACATAAGAGGCCAGATAACTGTCATGAGGGATTGTTGGCTGATCTGTCTGTATCTTATTTTCAGCCTTTTCTGACATGTCATTGTCACCAGCAAAAAAGCGGCAGTCAAAAGAATTAGCCTTGAGTGGTGCGCCGGTCTCTGGGTTTTTAGGAACCAGGCATTCAGGGATGTATGTCTTAGCCCTTCCTGCTCTTAAAGCATCCATCCACTGGGACCATACCTCATCCAGCGCGTCGAAGCTGTCCAGTTTACCATCAAAGACTGATCCACCTCTGCCTTCATACTTCGCTGATTCGTATACGTTGATCGGTACTGCAAGGATCATCTGCTTATCAAATGAAACATCCTGAAGCGCTTCTGTTTCCCTAAGAAGGGCTTTATTCACAAGCGTATTGCCCTGATACAGTTCATTGGTTATATAACCATATCCGTATCTTTCATTTAATACATAAGTTTTTCCACCGCTTTTGTACAGCGTCTTAAAGATCACTTCCTGTATACGGTCACGTCTGCGTATGATCTCGATCCGTTCTCCCGGATACCATTCTAGGATAGGGAATTCACTTGCCTGCGTATCAATAGTCACTTTAAATGCACCATCTCCGATACAAAGGATCTCTTTTAAGGCTTTTTCCATTTTCTTACGGAAATCATTTGCCTGTGCTATGCTTTCCCACAGCTGTTCCTGCTGGTCACTGTCAAAATCAAAATCATTCATATCCGCCATGGTAATAGCTGCCAGTGTGCGGACGATCAGCCCTGGAAGGCCTGTATGTACCTTACGCATTTCCAAACCAGGCGTACACTTACTTGCCCAGAACTTATATTGATCAGCACAATCACGCACTTCCCTGTACAGCTGCTCCAGCTCATTACTGTCACCTCTGTACCAGATCCGGTTGCGGATCGCACTTGTCTCAAAGTCTAATAATTCGTTGATCTGTATGTTATATGGACTGGCTGGAATCACGTTCAACCAGCTTCGTATCCCCCGCTTGATATTCTCGTTCATTTGTTCCAACCACCTCATTTCTTATCCTCCTCAAACCCGATCATGTTGCGATACGGTATCCAGCTGTACTGTCCCGCATTGATCGTATGGTCATTTCTGTCTTCCGGCTTATCCTTGTCTTCTTCCCAACTATATTTTTCAAGCTCAGCCAAATGTTCTGGGCACTCATCAACCACCAGGTAACAATCCTGCTGGATCCAGCCAAGCTGCAGTTTGATACGGTCCAGGATCTCCAGTTTCTTGTAAGCATCCCAGAAGTTATAAATGCAGCCATTCAGACGCCTGTATTTTTTAAGCTCCGTCATGGTTGCCTGGTCAGCATTGTCTATGTATACATCTTTTGCAAATCCCCACTCCTTCCGGCAGCGTTCCAAAAATCCCACAAACTTTACAGCCGTATCGCTGGGAGCAATGGGATTTTCCAATTCTGCATTGTTATAAACCTTTTCTGCCAGCGTGATCAGCCGTCTATCTTCTGTGATTCCCTGAAAGATCATTGAGATCGTATCTGGTGACTTGCTGGAATAAGCTGTATCCAGTCCGCAGGAAAACTTCTTCCAACGGATCCGGCCCGCCTTTACCTCTGCTCTTACCCAGGCAGCAGTGACAACATGCTTTTTTCGGTCGAAGTTTGGAAACACCAGACCAGTTGCTTTTCCGCGCAGCCCCTGGATCTTATTCTTCCAGATCTTTGTACCCTTCGGTGTATTAGCCAGGATCTTGTCCAGCTTTTCCTTAGGCAGGCCCAGATTATGGACAAAAGAAAAGAACCAATGTACCCAACCGGGCTTTGGTTCTTCTTTCAGTTCGTCTTTTATTTCCTGCGGTGTCTCTGATTCCCATTCCGGCAGAGGACGGGAACAGTTGATGTACTCTTTATACACTGGTAATGACGGATCATCCGGATTAAGCGTAGCCATAAGATAATCACAACGCATAGCCGCCTCTCGTACAAAGTCTATATCAGCTGTGTTGATCTCATCAATATACAGGCAGCCATACTGACCACCCAGAGCCTTCTGCCATTTCTTCTTGTCACCGTAGCCCATCACGTATATGACTTTATCACCACCGGAAGTATGGAACAGGATATGAGGGATCTTATCGTCTTTGGTTCCGTTACCATTGTACTCAACGAGGACACCAAAATCATCCATGATGCCAAGATCTTTGTTGATGATGTTCTTCTCAGCGGTACCGGTATCCTTGGCAGCTATGATGTGCAGCTTCTTGGGAGACTCTGCCACTTTCAGCATGAACTTAAACAGCCCTACTGTGGTCTTTCCGGCTGCGGTCGTGCCCTCCAAAAACTCAACCGGCGCATCACATCTGAGAAAGGCTTTGTATTTATCTGATAACAACAAACGTTCTGCACTCACTATCCACCACCACGCATCTGCCGGATCAGGTCATCCAGCTTAGTCTGCTCTGCTTCCAATCCTGTAACTTCCAGCTTATCCTTAAACATGCCAAGATGCCGTCCCAGAAGCTCCAGAGCCTTTTCTTTATCATTCAGTTTGAGTTCTATACCGTTCTTTCCTTCTTTGATCCCGGCAATAGCCTTGATCTGATTCTCTGATAGCTTACTGGTGTCCGTCAGGATCACGTTTCCATGAGAGATCTGTACAAAGTCTGTAGCCTTGGCAAAGGCGATCGCAGCCAGTTCTTCAATCACGCGGTCCTGTGTGACCTCCGTCCGTTTCTGGCGCTCCTGCATGCGTTCTGAGATATAAGCCGCAACCTTAGCATTTCTTAGCAATCGACTTGCATTAGCCGCTGCTATATCATCATTCTTCACTCTTGGATAAGCGACCTTGTAAGCCCGCGTGGCATTCAGGTCAATGAGATATTCATCTGCGAAAATCTTCTGTTTTTCTGTCATTTTGGGCTCACCTCGCTTTCGTCGGTTTTAGGTATAGAAAAGGAGCCACGCTGGGTGACTCCTCTGCATCGAAAATGTCAAGCATTAATTGGTAACAATTCTTTTTCTAGTAAAATTCTCTCACATTCTGTCTTTAACGCTCTTGCATACTCAAGTACGAACGAATAATGAGATGTCTTCTTCTCATATTCAAAATTGTATCTCCAAACTTCAAACAGCTCTTCTATGTCGGACACATATTCTTCGAAATGCTGTTTATCATATACACTATTTTTAAGATTATTTATCGTTTCTTCCGAAAACATCTTATAAAAATCGGTTTTTAATTTATGCCCACGTATTTCACTTCGCTGGCTACACGCATATGCAATTGACTTGCTAAACAACTCACACGCAAACACACCCATCGTAATCGTCGGACTAATCAAATGTAATTCACAGCGTTTTGAATCCATTTTTTCTGCGGCATCCAAATATTGAAGTGCCTCTTCATATGCACCGATGGCTCGTACTTTGTAATCTGTTACCTTCGTTTCATTTTTTCGTCTCTCTAATAAACTCATACTTTACCCCCTTTTCTTTTATCATACCTCAAATTCGACAAAAGAAAAGCACCCATCTCACGATAAGCGCTTCCAAAAAGGAGAAGGAAATACTGATAGCAACAAAAATCATCGGAACGGAAGGACTCGAACCTTCGCTTAGGTTAAAAGCCATTGCTCTACCTCTGAGCTACGTCCCAAGGGGGAGGCAACAAGCTTTCGCCTGCTGCCTGGTGGGGTTTGACGTAAGCCGCCGGCCGTATGCCTTTGGCTTCCACTCTATTGTATTCCGAAGCAACCGAATAAAACGAACTTTTTACAAAATATTATGCTCTTTTAAATATTTATCCCTGATCATCAGCCTCGGATAGTCTGGACTGTTGCTGTATCCAATCTTTGCGGCAATCCTATCCCAGGTCATTCCCTCTATGTAGAACATCCTGAACACATACCGTGCCTGACCGTCTTCAATAGATCTTATCCAGTCCTCCACAGCCTTGCACCGTGCTTTCTTGTTATCCAGGATCTTCTCCCGGCGATCATGCAGCTTCCAGTCAAAACCAGGAACCGCTTCCGGCCTGGGATAACCTTTCTTGTAGTCCATAACAACACTGACGCCAATCCCGTTATCCCCTTCCATCATCTCTACCAGTTCCAATTCCAAGACTACTATCTCCCTCTTAAGCTTTCGGTAACTGCTCAGAAGCTTCCTGGTTATCTTTATCTTCGCCAACGGTATCACCTCATTCCTGCTCTTGGTTTGTATGTACGTTCTCCCAGAAGATATTCCTCTTCCTTCCTCTGTTGACCTAGAAGCTGCCGTAACCGATTTAAGATATCCCTGTTCTTCTGATCCTCGAAAAACTTCACCAGCTTCTCATTCATCTTTGCCATATCTTTATTAATTCGCCTGGTTCTTCTGCTCTGTTGAAGACTTGTTGCAATCCGGTTCCTTTCGTTCCGGTCCTTGGCAAATTCCATTTCATGAAGAAAGTCCTGGAGACGCTTGTCCTCTTCAACGACCTTATCGCAAGCATACCTGTATTCTAAAATGCTCTCATCATAGTAGCTTAGAAACTCTTCCAGAGCCTGTGCCGGTGTCTTTCTCTTACTCATCTGGTATCCTCCGCAGCTCCGGATCCGGGCAAAGGCTTGTCCCCGCATAGGCTGGCATCCTGGCTGACCAGGTTGTAGGCTTCGGCCCGTTAATGATCGCATGGTCTGATGCGGCTATGGCACTTTTTCTTTGCAGCTGGTTTGCCTTTCTCTGGGCCTCTGACTTTACTAATCCCATTCTTTATGTCCTCTCCCTTCTTACGCATGACAGCTATCACATACTCCACGTTGGGATTTACTCGTTTCCACATTACGATAGTCTCCTACAATTTACGCACTGCTTTCGCTCTCTTTTTAAAGCGTTCTAGTTTCTCTTGCATTTGCTTAAAATCAACTCCCAGTCCCATTTCTCCCGCACATTGAACTACGTCGGTATACTCTTCTATCACAGCTGCACAAGCCTCTGGTAACGTTACTGGAGTAGGATTATCATCGCGTAAAATCCGTGCCGCTTTTAATGCTGCCTGTGCAAGTTCAGCCGACTCTTCTGCCAGTTGCTCCAGCATCGCTGCACTTCCAATTGCTTCGATCATCATTTTATATACCATCCTCTAAATTTCAGTTTTCTGTTTTATCAGCATCAATATATGGATCCACTTTATATACATCGCCCTCAAAATTCCACATTTGAATTTCTTTGCAAACAGCACCACACTTTCGGCACTTCACTAGATCTATCCACATCTGATCTACCTGATGTATTTCATCAATCCATTCTATTTCGGCCGGTTTCTCACTAATAGATTTTATAATGATGCTTCCACACTTTCCGCATGTCATACAGCGTATTTTCCCTTTTCCGTATCGAATAAGATTATACGCTGCGTATAAGCGATCTTTTAAATTTGGATATTTTCGTCCCATAATTTCTCCTAAATCTTAATTTACCGCCATATAAATAAATGGCAAAAACAGAAACCACATAATATCATCTACTGTCCTCAGCTGGATTTCGCCGTACAGTAACAGCTCTAATCCCATCCAGACCAAGGCCAGGACTATCCAAATATATACAGCCTTTAATGTCCTATCCATTGACCTGTCCTTTCTTGGCTGACATCATGCTCTTATTCGCCGGATTTTCCAGTTCAATCTGTATACCCTGCTTCTGCGGCTCTTTTACTCCTGTCATGCATTCTCTGATGTATCTATGCGGCACATCACATCCCACCGCATTCATGGCTATTTCATACTGCGTAGCCTGTTTCATCAGTTTATAAAAATCTGAAAACTTCACCTGCACTCTATCCTCTGCGCCAAACGTATCTGCTAATCCCATTTCATTTTCCTCCGTATCTTAATTTTCTTCAACCTCTGCCCTGTATGGCTCAGGCAACGACATCCATGCATTCACAAACATATCCTGACTAACAAGTGATTCTGTCTCATCACCAATAAACCATGCTCCGCCCTCTTCGTCCTCGTCATATCTTCCAATGGCTGGGACTGAGAAGTTGGAAAATGAAATTAATACATATTCCCCAAGTTCTGGCAGCCGTTCCTCCACCGGGATCCATCTGTGCTTCTTCTCTTCTGCATTCAGCTTTTGCACCAGTTTTACAGCTTCATTCTGGGTAAAGTCATTCAGACGTTCTACGTCATCTGGGTTGCAGCCCGTATCCTCATAGTCCTTAAGCTTACATAGCGCACCATACAACTTCTGTGCTACAGCCTTGGTAATAACCTTTCCTTCCCGCAGCTGTCCCCATTCAAGCCCTTTTAAGAACCAATGTCCCAAGTCATCCTTTTCTGTTAATCGCATTATGACTAATCCCCCTCTTTTACCGTTCTGTAACATTTCTTCGCTACATCCCACTCAGTTTTTATAGCAGTTCCACAATCAATGCACTTAACATCAATTTCCGCATCTTCGATATTTGTAAAATAATAAGAGTTACGGCCACATCTACAGTCAGCATATAACTTAGCCAATCCTACAAGCTCTGTCTTTGTTCCGCACTCCATGCATTTGAAATACGTTAAAGGTGACTTGCTGCAAAAAGTCCTTTCCTTACCACATTTGCTGCATCGGATTTTCATGAAGCCAGTGTATCCCTCGTTTTCTGGTTTCTCTTCCGTTTCTGGTAAGGTAGGATTTTCCTGAGTTTCCGCCTCAATGTGTTGCTTTATAGTTTCAGGAGGCATTGGTGGATTTACTACGATTTTAGGCTGAAGCACTGTTTTCGGCATTTGTGCTTCCTGAGCGCACGCATGTATAAGCAGTTTTTCCGCCAGCCCACGATATACCATTATTGCCTTAGTTTCCGGTACCTCTACATTCAGGGACATACCCTGAGTTGATAATCTGATCTTCATTTTCCTTCCTCCATCTTCTTCAAATACCCGCATACTGTACTTGGTGCAAGCTGCATTTCCTCAGCGATCTGCTTCATGCTCCACCCAGCATTGCGAAGCGCCTTCATTTTTCCAACATCAATCTGCTTTTTGTTTGTTACTTCTGGCTTTGGTGGCTCTGATTTTTCCTTGGTTTCCATAGCTGGCTTCTCTTCCACAGCTTTCAGCTCTGTTACTTCTGCTGGCTCCTTCTCAACTGGCTCTGTCTCTCTTTTTTCTTCCTCCAGCACGATCCGGAAGAACTCACATCCAGCTAGGATCTTCTTCAATGTCAGGAACTCATAATCATCCAGGTTCTTAGGTTCCGGTACTACCGGCTGGAGCACTCCCACCATAAGCCCTCTTTTATGCAGTTCCAGTGCCTCATCTATTGCAATTTGTTTTATGATCATTGCCCTTCTCCTTTTTATTCAACGGACACCATCTTGGTGCGGTTTTAATAGTTAATTTGTCATCATGTCTTCCTGTTCTGCAGATCATAGGATGAGGCTCGCATTCACTCCGTGCGAACTTGGCTTCATCATGAAAGCAGTAATAACGCCCTGGCCTTCCGTTCCCATCATAAAATTTTTTATAGCTGCAGTCTTTACAGTTCATTTCTTTTCCCCTCTCTGTATCTCTTTCAGCTTTTCAATTAAAGCTGTCCTGTTTACCCGGCAATCCCTAAAGAACTTTCCAGGCTCCAGAAGATACTCCTCATTTGCTCCATACCCTTCCTTGTACCTCATGGCAACATCAGCTTTCCAGTCATAGAGCATGGAGTGATACGTCTTGATAACGAAGCTTGTCCCATCCTGAAGATCATATCGGTAATACCGCTCACCGGTCTCCTGGTTATCGATCCAGAGTGGCCAGGTCTCATATGTATCAATAAAGGCTGCTCTCTGGTCATTGTTCCTAAGCGGTGGAAGCTCTGGCTGCTTCGGTCTATCCTTTTTCTCTTCCAAATCTTCCAGCTCACACAGCATGGAAGCCAAAGCACCTACTTCCAGCTTTTGCATTCTGATATGCTCATCTGACTTATCAATGCCGGGAGTTCCCAGACATTTGCTAAGAAGCTGCTTTTTTCTCTCCAGTAACTCCCTCAAAAGCTCTATATCTATACGCTCTTTCACTTCATCTTCGGAAGCCTCATTATCCGTTTGCGACGTCGCAATCTCTTCCTCTGTCTCAGGGCGATCAGCCGAACTGTTGCATTCAAGCTTGCACTCCCCATGTTTGACACACTCCCAGCAGCACTCATGGGCACAGTCCGTTCCACTTCCGGGCCGGTGCATGTATTCTTCCGGTAAAGAGCACGCATATTCTGGGCGGTGTAAGCAATGGCCCATTTGCTGCTTTTCGGCAGCTTCTACAGGTTCATTCCGTTGCTCATTGGCAGCAGTCTCTTCCGGGAGCAGTTGCGACGTCGCAATCTCCGCATTTTCCTCTTCCATCAATTCCGTAATCGATATTTCCTGGCTAATAGGCTTACCTGCCACCGACTGGACCATATTTTCATCCTCTTCCACATCAAACAGCTCCGCCGTTGATGCTTCAAAGCTTTCCGTCCTCTCTTCCGGCATAACACCAGGGATATCTTTTAGCTCTGTCTGCCCAGGTATCTCTATGTAAGGGATCTCCTTTGGTCTTGCCATGTTCCGGATCTCCCGGACCGTCATATCCGGTGTGACCTGTTCCAGCTGCTCATCACTCATGCCAAGCATCTCCTGCAGCTGGCTCTTGCTGAAGTCCTTAAACCTATCATCTATGAGCGGACTGTTCCCGCCCCTGGAAAACCTTGTGTTCCTGGTGATGTATCTGGATGTGGCAGAGGCACTGAGACCAAACCTGTCCATGGCATACTCATTAATGTTCTTATATCCTGCTTCCAGGTACAGCTCATTATCTCTGATATGTTTAAGGTAAAATCCCGTTGCGATCACACTGCGAACTACTGACTGCAGGTTGGACCGGATAAATACCTCTGCATCTTCCAGAGATACATTCTGGTACCATTCCTCTACCTCACCGGTCAAAACCTTCTGATCCACTGCAAGGATCTCTGTTTTGTTCTTCTCTGTCTCCACTGTTATCTTCCCTCCCCCGTAAGCTGGCTGCGTACTCTCTCCAGGGCGATCGCATCATAGTCCGTATCACTCTGGGTAAAGTTATGAAAACGGTTCTTAGGACCTGTTTTAGGCGTATCCTGCGGTCTTGCTGAATCCTGTGTCCTGCTCAGCCAGCCATTAATGAATTTATCAATGCCTCTGGCTGTCTTCCTGTTTTTCGGATGCGAGTCAAGCCAGCCGATCATCTTCCGGAATTCCTGGTCCACATCAACAGCCGGATAAAGCTGTCCGTACTTCTCTACAGAATCCCTTGATACCGGATAAAAGCTTCCGTCAAGTAACTGCAACTCATACACGGTATCCGGGCAAGGACTGCTTTGCAGCTCCGCGCCTATCATTTTATTTTTTTTACTTTTATTTACTTTACTTTCCTTTATGTCATTTTTCCGGGAAGAATCGTTATTCTTCCGGGAATTATCCTCATTTTTCCGGGAAGAATGAAAAGAAGGGTTCACTTTAATAAAGGGTTCCGTTTCATCCGCTTCCAAAAGCCAGAAACCCTTTATTACCACCGGTGTCTTTTTGGCGCGTTCCTTAACCGCCAGCTGATACCGTTTCTGTATTCCGGGTGAGGTGAGGATAGTGTCCGACTTGAAAAGTGTGCTGTCCAGTAGTGACCGTTCAAGCAAGAATGTCAGCACCTGCTCTATGAACCCATCTGAGAGATTCAGGTCTGCTGCCAGGATGAACTTAAAATCATCGTTCCATTCCATGTAGTAGCCTTTTTTGTAGATCTCGCAGAGTAAATAGATATATACCGCGATCCCGTTATTGCCAAACCTTGCACGCAGGATCCGGATCTTATTATCCGTGAAAAAATCGACATCAAGAGGAAAGTAACTAAGACCTGGCTTCTGCTGTCTTGGCATTTTCCTTTCCTTCCGTTATCTGCTGTCCAGCCTCCCACTCTTTGTAGAGCTGGATCCAGTCTTCTAATCTCATTGTGACCAGCCATTCTGACCGGTCCCTGCGGTGGAACACAGTCGGCATCTCTCCGGTCCTGGCGTCCCTTTTGGACTGTTCCATGGCTTCCTGGAGGTTTAACCGTTCCACTCTCTTACATTCTATATGGATGCCTGGGAGACCGGTCACATCCGCATCACCGCTGGCACCGCAGAACTGCTGCCCTCTGCGGCAGTCATAGCCGTGGTCCCTTAACCTTCCGGCCAGTTCCCGTTCCCCGCGTTTTCCTTTTTCCCGCTGTGACTTTCCCATAACGATCCTCATCTTTCTTTTAAAAGGGGCGGTGGTCAGAGACTTGGGTCATGCTCCGCCCCTTTCAGGTACAACACCTCTGGTCATTTAATATCGTGACATATGATCCTGACCTTTAAGGTAGTAAAACAAGCTTTTCCAAATACGATAGATTATCCGATGATAGTGATACGATTTCTAAGAGCCATATCCTGTTCTGACAGGACTAACTCCAGATAATCCTTGATCTTTCTTACTGCTTCTGTCTTCCAGATGCCGCCCTCTGCTTCCACCAGTTTAAACTCCGGTGTTCCTCTGTCTCCAATGCGGAATACAAACTGGCTGACCGGCTGCTCCACTTCCTGGAAGGTACGGTAAGGTCTTAACTGGACTGGATTTGGTACGATCGCATCTGCCTTGGCTGCCACACCCACGGTCATGATTGCCACCTGGGTACAACCGTCATCGGAATAGGTCTGTTCATTCTTTCTCTCGATATTTCCGGCAAGCAGGAGCACCGCATCCAGGTCCGCCGTTTTTGCGAAGTTGGCCTGCAGACTGATCATAAAGCTTTCCTGGTCGTACCACTGGTCAAAGTGGAAGCCGGAAACCTGGGCGTCTGTTTCAAACAGGACCTCTCTCTTACGTTCCCCATCCAGGGCAGACATCAGCCTGACCTTTGTAGGGCTTACCACATGGACGATCATCCTTCTGCCTTCCGTAAACTCTTCCCTGCAGTTTACGATGTAATCTGCCAGTGCCGAAAGAGTCGTGGCCTTTACAGGCTCTGCATAATTGGCGGTATCATATCTTCTCAGTGCCTTGTTGGCATATGTATGACCGCAGATCTCCACCACTTCTGTTTTCTCATTTTCCCTGGCAAGATCTTCCACATGCTCCAGGGCATCTTTTAAACCTTCTAACATTGATTTTCTCTCCTTTTACTTATTTATTTCTTTGGTCATGACAACCACAGTAATCTTCATTCGTTACATAATCCCAGTAATACTCTGACTCCTCACAGTTGCATAAAAAGGCATCTTCATCAACTGGTGAGTAATACTTACAGGTTCCACAGCTTTCTTCCTTCCTCATGCCTGCTGCCTCCTTAAGTCAATCGGCCCGGTCCTGCGTTCTTCAAAGATCTCACCCGTCTCCGGATCCGCCCTTCTGCCGGGGCTGACCTCTTCATAAGCAGCTGCAGGGATCTCCTGTACCGGATTGACCTGTGGGAGCCTGCTCCCCGGCTCTGACATATCAATACGGCCCGTACTGGAATCCTGTCCCACCAGGAACATGGTCTCCGCTTTCTTAAATCCGGCCAGTTTCGGCTTCACGTTATACTCTACCTTCAGGTTCCCACGCCCGGCCGGTTTGAACTTGATATTGATCGTCATTTCCCTGGCAGCTTCCGGATCCATGTTCGGATCCAGGATGTTCCTTCCGATCTGTCTCAGGGCCATGTTGAACTTCTCCTGCAGCCCGCCATTGCCAATGCTGTCAAATGTTATCGCCATGCCTTGATCACCTCCCTTCTATCATGCTTTCTAATTGAAAAAGTCATCCGCTGCATCCATCTGTGGCTGTGGCATTGAAGAAACAGGCTGCTGTACATCAGCTTTTTCTTCAATGGCCGGCTGTGTCTGTGGATCGATCACATCTCCTGCAGCATACTCCGGTTCTGCAGCTCCCATCTCTTCTGCTACATACATGCCTGCAAATGACTGTGGAAAAGCTTCCCTTAATGCCTGTACCGCAGCAACCTTACGGATCATAGTCGCGGGTTTCTTGGACCACTGTGAATTAAGACTTCCGTCTTTCTTCTTTCCTGCGTATTCATCAAAAGAAACTTCCATGCGGAAGCTGTGGCTTCTGTCCTTGCGGAATACTTCCGCATAGCCTCCCACTAATGTTTCACCGGGAAGCTTCAAAGTTCCCTGTCTGTAACTGATCTCACCTGTTTCTTCATTCTGGACGATGATGCCTGCTTCCATGCCGTCATAGCTTGCATGTGCTTCTGCCCTCTTGAAATATGCATCCTTTCCAACTACCAGAGTTGCCGGTTCATTTCCGTACTTAATGCAGTACGCTTCACGAAGCCATGGATTAAGACCGGTAAAGCGGCACAGGTTGATAAACATCGCAACTTCCTGATCAGATACTCTGTCCTTATCCCCACTGATCAGATAATTCTTTACTGTTCCAGGTGTAAGTGTTACCTGCATACCGTTTGCCATATACTTTGTTGTTTCTACCTTCTGTACCGGCTTATTAACCAATTTATTTGCTACTGCCATTTCTACATCCTCCTCTTACTGTTTCGGTACCGGTTCAAACCGGATGCCATTCTCTTTTAAAAATCCTTTTAACTTCATCAGCTGTTCCCTGGTGGCATAGACCCTGAAGTCGATCACATTGACCGGCTCTTCCACGGTCTCCATTTTGGGAACTTCTGTCTTAATAGGTTCTGCAGGAGTTGCCTGTACCGGCTCCTGTCTTCCAGCCGCCATCACGCTCTCAGCTGCGGCTTTCCTCTGTGCTTCCTGCTCTGCCTTTCTCCTTGCCATTTCTTCCTGGTAAATCCTGCGGTTCTGTTCCTCTGCCTCCAGCTGGTTCCTTTTCGCCATGGCCGCGCCAATATCATAAGTCTCCAAAAAGACTTTCTTCATATCACCGGCATAAGGACTGTCCACTTCATTTAAGACAGCCAGGCCCTCATCCACCTTCTGGATCAGCGCCAGGATCTCTTCCTTGATGGACTTCATGGTAGTGGAAGCCAAGGCATATCTTGGCTGCATCACACGTTCAAACGGAAGATACTTGCCAATGTCATGGATGTTATCCTCATAGAATTCCCTGACCTTGGCGGTCTTCTCCTCACGCAGGCGTTCCTCGTAGCCTTTGATCTGACCGTCAATGTTAGCCGCTGCCTTCTGGATCATGCCTGTGAGTTCCTGGACTTCTTTTCCGAACTGCTCATCCGGCTCCAGGAGCTTCTTGCGGATGCGGGTACGTTCTTTCTTTAATGCATCCGATACCTTATTCAGTTTAGCCCTGTCTTCCTTGGCCTTTTTGATCATGTCATCTGTATAAACAGAATTGGCATAGCTTTCTATTGCTGCTGCGATCTCCTTTTTAAGTTCGTCATAGTTCCAGTCGATTTTCTGGATAAAGCCCGTATCCTGCGGGCTGTAGATCTTCAGTTCCATCATGTACGCTCTCCTTTTCCTATATTGCCGGGAGGATCAGATCCGGCCTGGTACCCGTGACCACACAGTTCCAGAACTTCCGTTCTGACTCTACCAGGCACTCTATATCCTCCTCGACTTCTTTACGTTCAATAAAGTAATGCCTTGTCTCGATCCGCATCCGTTCTCCCTGACCACTTTTGATCTGGGCTTTCAGGACTGCAAAATCGTATTCTGTTACTGCCAGATAATGGAGTACCTGGCAGAAGTAATTATCCGGGATCTTATCCCTCCATTTCTCCCACTGGGAACCCTGAAGGATGTTTGTGGTCTTGATCTCCAGGATCCCATGACGTCCGGTACTGTCCAGAAGCTCCCCATCCAGAGAAGCATGCATCCAGGGATACTTAGAATTGGTAAACATGTTATCCGGATCATAAAAGACTTTGTATTCCGGATGATCCAACGCGAACAGCGCACGAAGATGTTCTTCCGCCTCTGTTCCATACTGGACATAATCCTTATCAGAAATGTCTTCCGGAAGCACCAGTCCTACCTTTTCTTCCCAGAGCTGTACATTATCCTTATAAGGATTTAGCCCCACACAGGCGGCTGCATCCGAACCGCCTATGTGGTTCTTTCTCCCCCGCAGCCACTCTTCCCGGCTGTTAAACAGCTTTTTTGTCACCATTTACATCACCTTCCAGCTTCATAAGTCTGCCACAGTTCGGGCACGGAGTAATCTCACCCAGAAGAGACCAGTTACGCAGGCCACAGCTGCAGCTTAACAGAAAAAACGGTGATGTGATCTGGATACGGCTGTCTGGGTAGTGCTGCGGGCGGCTCATGCTTCCACTTCCTTCAGGTTCTGATCTCGGATCAAACGTTCTTTCCATTCTATAAGGTCAGTTTCATCTGGAGCTACGATATCCTCATACGTTGGAACTGCCAGGATAAAATCCCCTACAATGGGATACCCATAAAAGCGGGATCCTGTCCTGTTTAATGGAAGCTGCTTTAAGATGCCTTCTTCATCCACCATCATCATTACTGGCTTACCAAAGTAGTCAAACATCCTCTGCGTCTTTACTGTCTCAAACATGCCACCCACAACTTTCTGAATGGCCCTGTAATCATCAAAATCCACATCAACAACGGAAATTTCATTGTTGCTGGTGATCTTTATTGTCTTTGCCATCTTGCATTTCTCCTTCTCCCTCCGTATAATGAGGGTGTAAAATGTTTTTGTTACCGGACCTTCCGCAGTTGCCGCTGCCTGGGTCCTTTTTTATGTAGCCTCTGCATGCCTGTAAGCGGCTTATCTCCATACACCGGTTCTTCCTGATGCAGGTACCGCACTGGTCTTCCCGCACAGCCATCACAGCACCTGGACCGCAAGTGCAGCCCCAAGCATCATGAATACTATCACCCACATGCCACCGGCTATAAATGTCTCCGTGATGCCTACCCAGTCCACAGTTTTCTTCTTTGGCCTGGTTGCCTGCACTGCCACATAGGACAGCTCCATGTCTGTCTGACCGTCATAGTTCTTGATCTTTGCCATTACTTCTCTCTCCTTTCCAAGCTCTATTCATATCCTGGCACACTGGATCCGGTAATCTGCTTTAACTTCTCCGGATAGATCTTGTACCGCCAGGTCTTAGTCCCCGTCTTTTGAGGACTTAATACCATTCCCAGGTCCATGCTTCCATTACGCATGTACTTTCTTACGGCCGCTGCCGACAGCCCCAGGAACGGAGCTGCATCTTCTGGTGAAAGATATCGTTTTTCCATGTAAACACCTCCTACATTGCTTTTAATTTGTTTCCGTCTTATACTGTACTTACAGGCTCCCGCCAGAGCCGAGTACAAAAGAAAGGAGAACTACATGGCCAAATTTGGTAACAACCTAATTATTCTTTTTATTGTTGTCTTAATTTATAAGGTCATAATTAACATTTACTATTTTTTCCGCATAAAGCACTTAAGCAAAATGCACTTAAGCTGGCTTGCTGGTGAATCACCTAAATTTCCAACTTATAAAAACGAAATTATCTCTCTTTTCAAAAAAGCCGGAATAAAAAATCTTTTAGTTCCAACAGCTCAGCGCATTGACTATGGCCGGATTGCAACTTTTAATGCTGATGTTTTCACTAATTTTCCAAACATAAACTCAGACATATACAACGGTGCCATCCGAATGTTTTATGAAGCTGAAGGAATCTACCGCCAACGTATTTTTGAAACATTCAGTCCCGTTTACTGGATAAATTCCATTATTTTTGTCCCTAGACACTTGCTCACATATCTTGGCTTCAACCAAGAAAAAACTTTGTTTAAAGCATGCAATGTCTTATTGACCTTTATCTGGTGGACTTTCGGAGCTGCAAGCCTGTTCTTTTGGCCGCAATTCAAAGAATTCATCATCGAACTGCTTGGAAAGTTTTAAAATAAACTTTGTTAGTACGATCAAAGCATTAACATTTCCAGAATCTGCTATCTGCCCATGCGCGAACAGCAGATTTTTTGCTATCTGACATCGTATGTTTTTTCCTACGGATATTACCATCTCACTCACCTCCTACTCTGTTGCAAACAGATAATCCGTCGCACATTCCGGATTAACCTCTTCCTATTTTTTTAACTTCGTGCTATCCTTTCATCACAGGCACTGCCATGCCGAGTATGCAGAAAGGAGAATGTCTATGAATATCGACTTTTCAAATGAAGAATTGCTTTTTCTATATGGACGCGTAAAAAAGGAATACGATTCCATAAAAAATCAGAAAGCGATCACTATCTCTAAGTCCGAAGCAAAACTTTATACCAATTTAATTCTTAAAATGGAAGCTGCCTGCCCGGGCCTTTCTAATCTTCCTCTTTAGAATCGTCAGCCGTAAATACACCACTATTTACGGCTTTTTTGAAAGCCTCTAGCGGAGATACATAGGGTTGAATCGAAATCATGTATGCTGTTCCTTTGATTTTCAGGATAGTAAAGAAATCTTTCTTTTTTCCAAGCAGGAGTCTTGCTAGTAATGCTGTTACCACCGTCTCACCCCCTTTCTTTCTACTCTAACAACTTCTCAATGGGTACTCCCAGGTAGTCCGCTACTTTCTGGACTTTGCGGATACCAGGCTCATTATTATTCCATTTGCAAATATAGCTTCGTGGAAATTCCAATTCCTGCTCTAATTGCATAATCGTTATTCCTTTTTCTTCACAAATCTTTTTGACATTGTCATATAACATCTACTTCACCTCCTCGCTATAAGATAAATTGCGCAAAATTTTGAGATTATAATATTGACTTTATGCGTAAAATATTCTACAATCAGAAGTGCCAACAACTATTAAGAATATTAGTCTTTCGCAAAATCTTGCGCAACTCATGATTTTATTATACACAAGGTTTTGCGTATGTCAAGGATTAATTGCGCAAAATTTTGAGGTATACTAATGGGATTATATGAACAGATACGAGACATCGCAAAAAGTAAAGGTTACTCCGTTAATAAACTTGAAAAGGAATTAGGTTTTGCCAGAAGCTCTATTAACAAATTTAATAAAAATAAACCTAGTGTTGAAAAGCTGCAACAAATTGCAGACTTACTTGAAGTCTCTCTTGACTACCTACTATCAAATACAGATGAAACCATAAAAGAAAAAGCCCCAACGCTTACCGCCCGAGACGAAAGAGATATTGAAAAAATATTAAACAATACCCGCGAACAGCTTCTTTCCCAGGAAGGTCTGATGTTTGATGGTGATCCAGCAAGCCCAGAAGCTATTGACTCTATTCTTTCTGCAATGCAGATCGGTATGGAAATGGCTAAAAAGAAAAACAAGGAAAAGTACACCCCTAAAAAATATAAGAAGGATTAGCCTATGGATATAAAGAAAAAGGCTGACGCTTTGGTCCGCAAGCACCAGACACGTAACCCCTTTGAACTTATTCTAGGACTTAATGTTATCCTTGTCTTTGCCCCATTGATAGGAGTACGTGGGTTTTACCAATATTTTCAAAGAAATAATATCATCTATATAGATGAGAATCTGCCACCACACGAACAGGCTTTTGTTTGTGCTCATGAGCTTGGACATATGTTTCTACATAAAAAAGCCAATGCTATTTTTATGGATACACGTACGCATTTCAATACTCACCGATACGAATTGGAAGCAAATAAGTTTGCAATGGATTTTCTTGTCGGAGACGATACTCTTTCTGAATATCAGGAGTGTACCATAGATCAGCTTGCGCGGATCCTGGGATATCAGAAAGAACTTATTGAATTAAGGTTAAAATAGCCTATGGCAAAAAATATTTATAGAAAGGACTAATACACAAATGAGTAAGACCAAAAGCACAGATGAACTCCATTCTCATAAAAAGCAAGCACTTCAAAATGTAGAAGATTATCTAAATAAACTTATTGCTTCTGAAGATTCTCATGATAACGGCAAGGCCGACAAGCTTTGCTATTGGTTAAAGGACTGGATGACCTTTTTGGATTTTGAAAAATCATTTTCTCCTATGAGCCTTAGACGATATAAACGTGGCGAAATTGTAAAAGTTCATCTTGGCTTCAATGTTGGTAGTGAAGAGGGCGGCCTCCACTATGCTGTTGTATTAGACAAAAACAATGCAAAATCTTCTCCTGTTATTACAATTATCCCTCTCACTTCAGTAAAACCACATACCGATGTTACTAAATTAAAAAATGGAAGTATTTTCCTTGGAAATGAACTATTCGCTATGTTAAAAAGTAAAATATCCAGCGAAACAAAAAATTTAAAAGAGAAGATAAAAGAACTCCAGGAATTAGTGAATGAATTGAATGATGAGAACTCAGACAATCAAATGGCCATAATCGATCCTAAGTTGGACATTGCTAATCGTGATCTTGAATTACTTGATAAAATGAAGGCAGAAGTATTAAAAATGAAATGTGGAAGCATCGCACTTGTAAATCAAATTACAACAATTAGTAAAATCCGTATTTATGACCCTAAAACAGATCACGATATTTTAAGTGGTATTAGATTGTCCAATGAAAAACTTGACTTGATTGATGATGAAATTCAAAAAAAATTTACAAATATATAACATATTTGCCTTGACATTTACATAAAATAAGGGTATGATGAATACGCTAAAAACAAAGCCGTATACCGGCCGTATAAAAGACATTGTTTCCAGACAACCGGGAACCGTATTCATTAAAGACCCTACTTCGT